GCATCGGTGTAATTAAATGGCTGGGCGCCAAGAGCAGCATTCAAAACTTCAGATGAGACGAAAGAGTCACAGTAGCTCACATTGGTATCTGGTTGAACAACCCAGATAATTTCCTTACATGGGTGATTGAAATTCAACTTAACTTTATTACTAGAGGAACCAATGGACTCATCACCAGTGAATTGAAGTTGTTCAATGAGGTATTCGTGTGGGTTTTGTGCCATTCGTCGGCGTTCATCGGTATCGAGGAAAACATAGTCGACGTATAAAGAAGCAGCAACCAAAGATTTGCTGTATGCTTTCGTTTCCTTTACATTATCAATACCGCCGGTGTTAATGCTTTTTACAGCCCAGAGACATTCATCCATAGGACGAATTTCAATATTAATCTTAACTTCGTGGTATTGAAGAGCAATCAATGGAAGTGCCAATCCGGGATTACGACAGAACCAAAACTCAAGTGGAATGTAGAGAGTGGTCTCTGGAAGAGCTTGACGAGGAGCACAAGTCGCATTAGGAACATCGGACGCGGAACAAGCAGTTGCGACCTTTGCAAACATTGGGTCAGTCAAGTAGGTAAGTTGTGTGGTGTTACCAATCATTTTGTGGAAACCAGCTTCTTGTTCAGAAGTCAGGGTTAATTGGTTCCAGAGGTGCATCCAGTCACCGTACTGTTTGTCGATGCGCTGACCACCAATCTCGACTTCGACTTGCGAGATGAGTTGGTGTCCAGGGTTGTCTAACCAACGAGCATAGACATCGCCGGGACCATCACTCTGGTTAATTTCAGGGAGCGTAACTTGAAGGTAAGTTCTGTAGGCTAAATCACCGTTTCTCGAAACAGTGCATTGGACTCTGCGGCCAAAATCAGCCTGTCCGTTAAAAGTTTGTTCAATAGATTCCATAGCAAAGTTAGTGTGACGTCTGTAAGTTACCTTCCAGAAAGTGATTTGTGGGTTACCCGTAAGATAAACATCTTGGGCACCGTAAGCTACTAGTTGCATTAATCCTCCTCCCATATTATTATAATATTCCTAAAGAAAAAAAAATTTTAAATTAACATTAATTAATTTTAAATTTTTTAAAGCATAATTTTTAATTTTTAAATAAATTTGTCTTGATAAATCGTTTCAAATATTCATCGGAAAAAACTTCTTTTTTTCCTTCATGGTTTTTTGAAAATAAAAATCTTTTACCTTTTTTCTTTATAGTCCATCCTTTTTCTAAAGCATTAAAGATAAAAACAATTTTTGCTTTTTTCATAACATTGAATTCATCAAAATTTATAATATCATTAAATTCAATATCCATATTAATTTTTATTTACAAAAAAAATATAATATTATAATTTAAAAAAAAATATATATATAAAATATTTACTATTTTATATATTATATATGCCCAATTTTAAACCAAAGACAGCAAAAAAAATAAAATTTAATAAAAAAAAAATAACTTTGGATAATACTCATAAAGAAAAAATGTTTGAGTTTGAAAATATAAAAAATACAATTATTCCTAATTATTATAAAGAAATAGAATTACTAAAGAATGAATTTTCTATAACACTAATTTTTGAAAGAAAATTACAAATAAAAGCTGAAATAAAAGAACTAAAAATAAAAATAAAAAAAAAAGAAAAAGAAGAAAATAATTATTTATTAAATAATTCTAAATATATATTTAATTATTTTGAATCAAAAAAAAAATTATCACTCGGTGGATGCGACAAAAAAAAAATATTACATAATTTTTTTAATAAAAATTATGATAATAATACGAAAGAAAAAAATGAAGAAGCAAACAAAAATTTAAATTCTTATCTGAAAAATGTTGATTCAACTTTTTTTAATATTGACAACTATAAACAAAAATATGATGTTTGTGGTAAATGCTCCGGGGAATTAATACCTATTGACAATAAAGGTATATTAGTATGTAAAGAATGTAGTGTACAAATAAAATATTTAATAGAACATGAAAAGCCATCTTATAAAGAACCCCCGAAGGAAGTTTGTTTTTATGCATACAAAAGAATAAACCATTTTAGAGAGATTTTAGCTCAATTTCAAGCGAAAGAGACCACGCAAATTCCGGAACAAGTTTTAATTGATATTAAAAATCAAATAAAAAAGGAGAGAATCGATTTAAAACACATGAATAATAAAAAGGCCAAAGATATATTGAAAAAACTTGGTTATAATAAATTTTATGAGCATATACCTTTCATTAAAGATAAGTTGGGAATAAAGCCACCTGTTATGAGACCAGAATTAGAAGATATTTTATGTAACTTATTTTTAGAAATTCAAAAACCTTATTCGAAACATTGTCCAAACGATAGGGTCAACTTCTTAAATTATTATTATGTTCTTTATAAAATGTGTGAATTATTGGATGAAAAAACATTTTTACCTTATTTTCCAATGTTAAAAGACCCCTTAAAAAGAATTGAACAAGATGAAATTTGGAAAAAAATATGTGGTGAATTAGAATGGGAATTTATTTCAACTGTATAAAATTTATAAAAGTAATTATAAATTTTATGTTAATTTATTAACCATATTTCCAAAATATCTTGTTAAAAAAATTACCAAACCCAGTACAGTTAAATGTGGAAAAATATAACTCCAAAACGATTCATTTCGCAGTTTACACAATTGTAAATCTAAAATTATTAAAAGAAAAACACCCCATCCTAAAACCCAACTCATATTTTTAAATATTTTTAAATTTCGTGTAAATAATAGAGGTATTAGAAAACTGATAACAATTACGAATTTTGTAATAAATAATGCAATCAATGAATATAATGGTCCAGAAGAAAAGTCCTTTATATCTTCTGCTTTTTTTGATAAATATAATCCATATGCTTCAGATGCACTATCTGAAATAGCCAATGAAATTATACTAACTATTAATAAATTTTTTGATATATTCGTTTGTACTAAACCTGAAATTAATCCAGATGTGGTTATAACTCCCGAATTTAAACCAAAAAATAAACCTTGTCTAATATCGTCTATCATATATTATAATTAAATAAAATAAATGCTTCTCGGAAATATATTAACATTAAAGTTTTAAAATATATTTCGTCATCTTCAAAAAATTAATTTTCGAGCACTTTTTTTTTATTTTTTAAATGTTACTCATATCATTTCAGGAACCTCCCCCAGAAAGTAACATGAATTCCATATCATCGGTTGTTTCTCCTCATCCACCGTGTTGCATAGATGATTTATTTTTTACTCTGTAACTTTGTCATTTTGATTGTCAGCCGCCTTTTTGTTTTTTATTACGTTTCATAATAATACCCGACAAATCTCCAAACTTTGTAATACCTACCTTTCTAAACCCGTTTTTATTATAAAATTTTATTGCTCTTTTATTATTTGTTCTAACATCTAGTAATAAATTAGTATTTTCATGCTTTTTTAAAAATTTTAAAAATATTTTTTTGGCTTTACCGTTACCCTGTGTTTTATTAACAAGTTGATTAATTTTAATATCACCTTTTTTAATATCATATTTTGAAAATTTACCGGGATTCACTTTGTATTTTTTCCAAGTTAAAACAATTCCATTCTTAAATATAATTTCTTTATTTTGAAATTTCTCTCTTAAATTACCTTCTAAAAAACGAAAATACCCTCGTGGAAAAATTTCAGGATATTGTTTAAATATTTTTACGATTTTCTTAATTTTACTTACTTTTTTCTTTGTCTGTTTGTTTTTCCGCTTTTTCCGCGAACGTTTCTGCGTTTTCGGCATATATATATATCTTTTGAAAAAAGATATGGCAAAAGATTTGCTTTTGAAAAAAGATATGGCAAAAGATTTGCTTTTGAAAAAAGATTTGGCAAAAGATTTGCTTTTGAAAAAATGTTTAATTCTTTTTTCTAAAAAGAATAGACTAATAATGTTTGATGAACTTTCACAGTATAACCCAATCTTTTTGCTTGTGGCAACATAAGTTTTATAGGTGATATTTTTTTATAAGAAAGCACAACTTTATCAAACGGTTTCATACCGCATTTTTCCAATATTTTTTCAGTTTGATACGTGAAATCGTAAAATTTGTGATTTTTACGCCAGTCGCCAACCATGATACAGTATTTTGCACCTGGTAAAGCTTTTTCACTAACACGTTGCCATATTTGTTCATATTTTTCTAAAAACAATTCCCATGTTTTTTCTCTATCTATTCCATCTTTTTCATATTTTTCTAAATTCCAATATGGTGGACAAGTTATTAATCCATCATGTGTTGGTATTTCTTCTGTCAAAGAATTTGCTAAAATATTATCAACGTCGAACTTTTCCTTTGCATTATCTATTGCTTTTGGTGAAATATCATATCCAATATACGTTTTGTTAGCATTTTTTATGGCATTATGTCTTTCCCCCCAACCTGCGAAAGGGTCGAAAATAATTTGATTATCTCTTAAATGATATTCTGCGCACCATTCTGCTATATCTTGTGGAAAAGGACTATAAGTGGCACGGCTCGATTTTTTATCATGATGTTGTTTTCCTCTAATACCTTTTTTACCTGACGGCTTTACGTCAAATACAGAAACCGGTAAATATTTGTAACTTATGTCATTTGTTTTGTCATTTTCATTACTATTTTCGCTAATATCTTTATTTATGAAATTTTTAATCATTAATATTATTTTTTATTTTTATATGTTTTCTTAAACATATAAAAAATATTAAAAGTAGATTTTTGTTAAAACTTTTCTAAAAAGTAGATTTTTGTTAAAACTTTTCTAAAAAGTTTATTTTTGTCAAACTTTTCTTAAAAGTAGATTTTTGTCAAACTTTTCTTAAAAGTTTATAATCCACCTGGGAATCCAACAAGATTAGCACCAATACCAAAACCGGCACCAGACCTAGCGGATACGGCCATTGAAGGAACATATGTATCGAGGATAGAAAATGTAGCTGCGGCAGTCAATGCGATAAGAAGAACTTCTTCCATATTGAGTGATTTTTTTGGAATTGCATATGCCGCTATTGCAACCATAATACCCTCAACAATATATTTCACAGCTCTTCGCATTAATTCTCCTAAATCTAAAGCATTCAATAAATTTTCAAACATATTTATAATAATAAATTAGAAAAAAATAATATAGATTCAAAAAAACTTAAATAGTAAAAATGGTAATAAATATATATGAGTTCAAATATGAATTTTACAAGAAAAACTAGCGAGAATGGCAGTGAAAATCCAAAATACGTTGATTTACTAGAAGAAGATAAACCAATTTCGGGACAAAAATTTGTATGTGTTTCTTTTATTTCACCTGAAAATATATTAAAACAAAAAGAACATTTTTATTTCGAGGAGTTCCTAAAAGATTTTGATATGACAAAATCTGTAAAAAAATTTACCCAGTTTTTGAATTTTGTTAGTTATAAATATAATTTGAAATTTGAAAGTTTGACCGAAGATTTGAATGAATATCTTAAAAGTGAAAATGAAACATTCGATACTAATTACGTAAGAGATTCGTATAAAAATTTCATTGATGCAAATGAAGAACGTTTGGAAAATAGTTTTTCAGAGGCTCAAAATTTCCAAACAAGTACTCGAGGTATTAAAATTAGAGGGGCTTATTCTACACAGGGTGAAGCCGAACTTCGGTGTAAATTACTTCGTGAGGTAGACCCCAATCATAACGTTTTTGTGGGACCGGTTGGTATGTGGATGCCATGGGAACCCGATGCTTATAAAACAGGTCGTGTTGAATACCTTGAAGAACAACTGAATCAATTAATGAGTGAAAAAATTAAGAATGAGGAATACGCTAAAGTCGAGTTTGATAAAAGAGTGCGAGAAACAAAAGAAAAAGCTATAAAGGAAAACATTAAAATGGCCAAAAAAACAGGGAATAAATTAACCCAAAACATTGATGAAAATGGGAATTTAATTGGTATTAATAATACAATTGAAGAATCACTCGGGTTGAAAGGAGAAATTACAACCGCGGATATTCAAAAAGAGTTATTTGAAGGCGAGAATATTGTTAATACAAAAAGAGATAAAGGTGTTCGTAAATTTAATGAAGACGGTACTAGAAATTAAATTTTTTAATATTTTTAATATTTTTTAATATTTTTTAATGTTTTATAAAACATTAAAAAATTTTACCATTTATTTTTTTTAACGTTAATTATTGGTCCTTTTTTCATTGATTTTGGGTCATATTGTTCTTCATCGTCATCAGAGTTGAGGTCTTTTGACATTTCCCAAAATTCTTTAGAACCCAATCTAAACTTATTATGCGAAGAAGCCTTATACCAAAAAATTTGGTCTTCTAATTTATTAGATTTTGCATTATTCGCAATTACCAAACATTCATAATTTTCAGTGCATTGGTCCATTACCTGACAAAATGATTCAAATGTTGTAAACATCCCTGCATAATTTTCATATATTCTTTTTCTGTTACTTAAATAGGGTTCACGCAAAATAAATGTATAATCTATATTCGTTCTTAAATTTGGGGGTACTCCTAAAGGATACTGCATAGTAATTATAAGCATGATTTTCCAATGTCTACCATTCATAAATAATAACCGCATTACCTTTTCGCGACTCCAACTATTATCGTATAAACAATCATCTAAAATAACAAAAGCTCTGGCATCTATATTTGATTTGCCATAAGCTATTTTTTCTTTTTTTATTTGTTTTAAAACGATTCTTTGTCTTTTTAATATATTTTCAATAATAGCACTATTATATTCATCATGTATAAATAATTTAGGTACTAATTCGCCATAAAACCCATTTCCAGCTTCTGTTCCTGAAATAACCGTTCCTATTGGAATATCTTGATGATAGTAAAGTAAATCTCGAACTAAAAAACTTTTACCAGTATCACGTCTTCCAATTAAGACAATTACTGGTCCCTGTGTTGAATTAGGGTCAAAACTAATTTTTCTCATATCAAATTTTTTTAATTCTAAATTCATATATTATTTAAAAAGCAAATTATATAGTATAAAACACGCAAGTTAATCGTTTTTTATTAATATTTTTTTAAGTTAAAAACATAAAAAAATATTAATAAAATAAAACATAATGTTTAATATATTTTATAAAAAAAACGATAACAAAGATTTATTTAATTTTTTTACAGATAATTCTGAAAACAGAATTACAGAAATGCAAAATTATATTCCAATATATTCAAGATTTTTCTCTCTCACCGAGTCGAATGATAATAAAATAAATTTAAATAATAAATATTCAATAAAAAAAATAAAAAATCAAGAAACTGAAAATAAATTTAGTATACTTGTTGAAAACAACGATAAAAACAAAACAAACATTTCAAAACAAGCTTTTTTTAAATATTCACCTTTAATTGACCCAACTAAATATATGGCAGGAAAATACAAAGATATATCTCAAAATATTATTCGCAAGCTTCCTAAATTAAATAATAAAAATATTTTGAAAAAAATAGATTGTTATGATAATTCTGCATATACAGACTCGTTTTTTTCATATTTAACAAGTCAATTATTAAACAACCATAGATTCATACATGGTTTAGATTTTTATGGTTCTTTTTTAGGAATAAAAGAAAATTTCAAATTTGATATAACGGATGAATTGGAATATTTATATGATTATGATTATTTTCATAAAAATAAAAATATCTTGTTTAGAACCGATGAAATAAATGAAGAGTTATTAGACGATGATACCAGAAAGAATAGAAAAAAAATAAATATAGGTGATAATGAAAGATTAAATATAGAAAACATAGACAATACAATTTATGAAGGTGTATTTAAAGAATTGACATTAAAAAATGTTGAAAAACATAATTTATGTTTTAATGATATTAAAATAACAAATATTGATTATGAACGAGAAAAAGAAATTGGAAATAAATCTGATAATAAAACTAACACTGAATGTTCTTCACGTCTTTCGGATACAAGCGATGAAGGCGACGATGAAGGCGACGATGAAGGCGACGATGAAGGCGACGGCGACGATGAAGGCGAAGGCGACGATGAAGGTGAAGGCGACGAAGGAAATAGTGATGATGAATTTTCAGATATAACAAATGAATTAACAAATATATATGCCAGTGTTTTTAATTTTCCATGTCAAATTATATGCTTGGAAAAATTAGATAATACTTTAGATTATTTATTGGAAGAAACTAATATTTCAGATAATCATATTATTTCTGCTTTATTTCAAATTATTATGACGTTAATTGTTTATCAAAAATTATTTGATTTTACACATAATGATTTACATACAAATAATATAATGTTTCAAAAAACGGAAAGAAAGTATATACATTATTATTACAACGATAAATATTATAGTGTTCCTACTTATGGGAAAATATATAAAATAATAGATTTTGGTAGGTCTATTTATAAATTTAAGGGTAAACAAATATCAAGCGATTGTTTTTATAATAAAGGTGAAGCATCGGGACAATATAATTTTTCAGTTTTTAGAAATAAAAATAAAAAGGAAATAAAACCCAATAATGCTTTTGACCTAACAAGGTTAGGATGTTCTTTATATGACCATTATGTGGAAGATGTCGATAGTGAAATAAATAAACCATTGGTAAAATTAATAACAGATTGGATAACAGATGACACAAATAAAAATATTTTATATAAAAAAAATGGTGAGGAAAGATATCCAGATTTTAAATTATATAAAATGATAACAAGAAAATGTACTAAAAATATACCCGAATTTCAGCTAACTAGACCATTGTTTCAAAAATTCATTAGTAGTAAAAGAAAAATAGGAAAAAAGGCAAATATTATTAATATTGAAAAAATGGCAACGTATGTATAAATTTTTAATATTTTTTAGAAATTAAAAATTTAAAATGTTGGTGAATCAGTAAATACTTCTACAATTTTTTTATTGAGAGGAGAATCACTACCAAACTGTGATAATAAATAATGTCCCAATATAACGGATATATATACTATAACAGAATCCCTTAATAAATGTTTTGGTGGTATTTCTTTTTTTGTTACAAATCTAATTTCTATAAATTTAACAACTAAAAAAAGAGTACTGATTATAAGTCCATTAAAAAACAAGGATGACGTCATTTATATAAATAATATTTTAAAACATATTATTTATAACGAATTAAAATAAAACTTCTATATCACCTAAAAGAGATTCTTTTTTTATTTTTGTTGAAGGACTTATATCTTGTAAATCGGCTATATCTAAAGTAATATTTTCATCTGAAATGTTTAATGGTCCATCTTCCAAATCATCATCATAATCATCATCTTCTTCTTCTTCTTTTCTTTTTTCATTTGCGATTCTGCTAATTTCTTCTAATCTTTCTTCTGTTTTTGGGGCATGAACCATCGAAGACTTATTTGTACCCATATCCAATACATCATCTTCATCATTAAAAGAAATTACTGTAGTTTTTTGTGGTTTATCAACTTCATTGGAAAATAGTTTATCATTATTTTTTATGTCATTTTCAACATCTTTTTCTGCTTCATCTTTTATTTCGTTTTTAACACTTTCGTCTAATTCTTTAATTGTTTCTTCCGCTATTTTTGTTTCTTCTACTATTCTCGCTTCTTCTACTATTCTCGCTTCTTCAACTATTTTTGCTTTTTCTGCAATTTTCGCTTCCTCTGCAATTTTCGCTTCCTCTGCAACTTTCGCTTCTTCTGCAATTTTCGCTTCATCATCATTTTTCTTTAATTCTGGTGATTCAACTTTAATTTCGTTATCTATTTTATTAATAGTAGTTTCGTTGGATTTTTCTAAATTTTTCTTTGCTTCTTCTAACATATCTTCAGCTTCTTCATTATTAACTTGTTTTTCCAATGTTTCTTCAATAATTTCTTCGTGTATTGTTTCATCCATGTATGCTCTTAAAATATTTTCAATAGGCATAGATTCCCTTATTACATTTAAAATAGATTCTCTACATAAAATATCGCATTCTCTCATATTTTTTTGATAATCTAGAGGCATAATGTCTTTTTCAAATAAATAAATATTACTGTATAATTTTCTAGCAAAATTAATGTAAACATTGTGTATAAAATCATTCAAACTGGGAATATCAATATCTATTTTTTTTTGATGACTGGATACGCGAATACTAGTCAAAATTTTTACCTGTGTTATATGAACACATGTTAGTAAATCTTCTAAATAATTACACTTACTTTCTTTTATTATTCTATTTTTCTCTTCGTTTATTATGTTTGAATTCCAGCGCGGAACTCTTGAAAGAAAGTTTTGAAAAGTCATTAAATATTTATCGCCCTCTTCGTTTTGAACACATAAATCAAGTGCTTCGTTGAAAATAGATTTTATACCCTGTATAACTAAAGGCGAAAGAATATTTATTAAACGGGAAGAATATTCATTTTTTGCTTCAGATAAAACATTAAGATTATAATCGTCCATTTTTTACATTGTTAATATATTTTCTAAATTAATGTTTTTCCGCATAAAAAAAATATAACAATAAATAAACATAAGGTTTTTTTCATTTCTAAATTCTTTTCTAATTTTATCAAAATAAAGCAAAAAACTATATTTATTATCGTTATTTGAATTTTCTATAAACTTTAATATATCGAGGGCATTAAACCCTCTATTATGTATTTCATTTATAAAATCCGTTAATTTAATTAAATTGCTAAATGTTTTTTTATTTGATAATTGTTTTTTTAACCATAATTCCCTTTTTTTGTTAAAATTCAATTCAACTTGTGTATTTTCTTTAATTTTAAATAAATTTTTTTTTTTATTATCAATTATTGGATATGGGATATATATATTGCAAAACCGCGATAATATAGGGTTTAATAAATTATCAATATTTTCAATAACTATAAAAAAACGTGTGTTATGACTAAAATTTTCTATACATCTTCTTAAAGCGGATTGTGCATCAGTTGTTAATTTTTCAGCATTAAACAATATAATACTTTTAAACATTTTTCCATTATTATTTTGCATATTTCTTTTTGCGAAAAATTTTATGTCATCTCTTATAAATCTAATACCTTTACAATGTGCGCAATTTACATACATTACGTATTCCTTTATCTTATTATTATCATTATTATAAATTTTATTAATAAAGTAATTTAATATATATCTTTTTCCTGTACCACAATCCCCGTAAAATATAATATGTGGGATTTTATGGTTTTCAATAAAATAATCCAACTTTTTTTTAAGTTTTTGATGAATATTTATTTTTTTTATTTTACTATCCAAAATAAATTTATTTTTTATTATCATGTTCATTTAAATTAATTTAAATAAATGTTTTAAACTTTTATTTTTTTATTTATTTTTATTTTTATATAAATAAAAAAATTAAGCAATACTATTTAATGGTTTGGAATAAGGATTTTGATTAAAAGCATTCAATACATCTGGTTGATTTCTACTACACGATGTAGATTTTTCTCTGACATTTTTCCCCGACATAGCTCCTATATTACCCGTATTAGCTGTTCTTTTCGTGAAGTTTGGATTAAGTTGGTCTGGCATACTTGCTTTATTAGTAAGATTACATACATTTTGCGTCGCTGAAAATAAGGAACTATTGCCTTGGTTAAATCTATCAACTTTCGAGATTTGCTCTTTATTTGGATTAAGTTCAGCATTGTATTCTGCATTATATACGCGGGAATTTGGTTGGTTTGCTGACGAAGACCCTGTGTAAGGGACTGTTGTACTATCACGATGTTGACCAACGGGGGTATGTTTAGTGGTAATATGAGCACCATTAAAGTTTTTACCACCCTGTGTAATGTAATCGTTTCTAATAGTTTGTTCTTTAATTGTGGTTTTAAGTTTATCTGCTGGATTCCAAATAACATTGTGACTAACGCTATTTTTACCGTGAGCATTCCCCATAGGTCTCATATTACCTATCACATTTTGTTTCCTTGATGGTCTCAAAACGTCTAAAATAGGAGTAACCATTGCTTTAAATCCTCTAGAAACGGGACCAAGTTCTTTCTGTTGTTTTGTTAAATTTCTGGCATTTGCTAAAGGACGGTATCCTTCTTGTTGAATCTCTCTCATATCTTTCCCTTTTACATCCCAACCATCTTTATCAGTAGCTACACCCATATTAAGTGGTTTAAACTGTGGCTTTTCAGAACGTTGGTAGTGTTGTTTAACATATGTACCGCCGCCATCCGGAACACCATTACCATAATATTCTCTAGTTTGATAAGCCCTGTTTTCTGGTTTCAAAGTAATAGTT